GGAGCATACTGGGCCTTGAGAGATTTTTAATTATTTGTAAACCCTAGATTAGCCAATATACCCATAAGGGAATATTGTAGCACAGTTTTATTAAATTATGATATTCGCCACACGTTGCGGTTTTGTTAATTCATGAACCGTCATTGCTAAAGATATGGCAGCTGTTACATCGCCGGCCGATTTTCTACGAATAATTCTCCAGCCAGCATCATTGGTCTTAGCTGCACAGTTGTTTAAGTGTGCAACTAAGTCCGGTTGCCCCGAGTGGACAAGACGCAGGTTTGCAAGTGAATCCCCAAGATCACTACACGCCTGGTAAAAGGCTTGCCCAGAGCAATCCTCTACCCTATGGCCGGATTGTTCAAGTCTTTGCGCTATTGATTGCGTTGCATATTTATCGTAAAGGATTTTAGTGGGCCTATATTTCATGGCCCATTCGTTTATATCGCTTGCCATCTTTATTTCATCAATTGCGACTTCGGATGACCATAGTTGCATTAATCCGGCGCCAATCTTACCGTCAGGAAGCACCTGTGCTGCTACAAGTGCTCCTGATCGTTTAGTGGGCGCTACATCGAAAGCCAAGACGGTTTGGCTTCCAACGGGTAGCACCAAGTCTGATTGACTACAAGATTCAATTGATCCATAAACCCAGGGCGACTGCAGTGAATCTACCCATTGGCATAACATCTCGGTTCTGGTGGATTCAATAGAGTTTGTAGCAACTGCCTCTTCCAATGTTTCAACTGTAATTAAATGTCCAAGCGCCGGGTTTGCCATTACCCATGCTTTTTTGTCGTGTATCTTGCAGTGCTGCGGTGCTGAGTACTCATACCAGCCAAATGACTTGCTTGGGTAAGATAAAGCGGATTCCCGTAGCTCATTAAGCACCGTGGAGAAGTAATCGCCAGCATTTGAACACGTAAACGTCATTCCTCCGGTAGCACGCGTTGTAGGCCGGGCTGCTTTCCATGCTTCGTCTGATATCTCGCGAAGTTCATCCACGAATAAGAAGTTTGCGGTCTTGCCGCGAGTACCGTCTCTGGTAGCAGCAAGGATTTCATACCTGGCGCCACGTTTTGTAGTTATTGACTCCTGCCCGTTGGCATACCGTATGGATCTAACGTCAGCAGCTAGGAATTCATTATCCTCGATTATGTAAGCTACATCCCTGAAGGTCTGTAAAGCCATGTTTCTATTAGAACTAATACCAATGACCGATTTGGAATCCCAAAGGAATAAATGAGCCAGAATAAGCATCCGCGCTAAGTGCGTCTTTCCGTTTTGACGGGCTATGAGCAGCGCACATGTTTTGCGTATAAATTCGCCATCCTTATCAACCCTGAGCATGTCGTCTAACACCCAGCGCTGATAAGGAAGTAGCGGCATTCCGATCCTCTCTGCAAGATCGGCCACTTCTTGTGATTTTGTAGGCCCTTTAAGCAAGGGCGTGTGAATGCGCGGCTTTAACGCGCCTATAAGGGCTTTCTGTTTTAGCCCCCGTTTGATCGGTATAACCTCGGCTTGAACCTCGCTCATATCGGCCGCCTATGGCTTCTCAAAGGGTGATTCAGGTACGCGTGTGGACATTTCAGGGAGAGAAAGGTCAGGAAAGACAGGGGGGGTCGCCGTGCCGCTAAAAAAACGACTTCCTTTGGTACGGTTGCATTTAGCACATATAGCAGCAAGATTGTCATCACTAAATACATCACCGCCTTTTACTCTTGCAATTAAATGATCGACTTGATCAGCTTGACCACCACATACATAACACTCGTACCCATCACGCTGCAGTATAGATAGGCGTTTGTTTTTCCACTTCTTTGTACCTAGTACCTTCTGCTTAGTACTCATTAGTGCCAACCGTATCTATCAAGATGTTCTGCAGCCATGCACGCATTAGGCTCTTCGTTAACATAACCGTATCTACTACCAATATAGCGCATAGACCAAACAATCTGTTCCTTGGGTGTAAGCAGTAACACCTTAGGGTTACGCATTTGTGCTAACCCGTAATGACTACCATTCTTAGCTTTATAGTTCCATCTTGATTCTCTTGTAATTAGGTAGTTATAACAATCAAACTGATCGTAAGTTTTAAATGCGTTATATGCATACAACTTTAAATTAGGTACTGAGTTATCAGCGGAATACGCTTTATTAAGGCTTAAGATTTGGCATACAAATAGAGCGGTGACTACTAGCGTGCACCTCGCGAGCTTGCGCCGGTGGCGCTCGCGTTTTCGCCTTAGGGTCGAATGCGAACTAGAGGGTAGCATTGGGAGTCAAGTCCTTAACATAACCGCAGGTCAGACGGCGAGCCGAGGTAAGGCACAATGTCATCAAGATTAAGCCAAACTTCTAGGTAACCTGTAATCATCGCACCCTTGTAAAGTCTGCCCTCTTCATAGCTGCTACAGCCCTCTCGCCCATGCCTACAAGAACGCAGCTCATAAATATACCTTTCAGACCTTCAGTTTTGTGCACAAACTTCAACTTAGGTGGCAGCATTGATACACCGTGCGCTTCATTCCATAGCTTGATAAATGCATTAGATTTGGATACTTGTACCAACATAATGCCATTGGCATGCGCCAAGAACTTATCAATAAATGGGCTAGGCTTGCTATAAGGCGGATTACACCATACAAAGCCATACCAAGGTTGTACCAGGCCATCGGCTTCTAGATCGTAATGATCCTTAGCTGGTAGCCAAGGCACGCCACCGGTAGGAGCGCAAACATCCAAGTCATAAGATTCACCTAGCGCTTCGAATATCCAATCGGGCGTGTAGTAATCATTGTTTTCTTTGTAACCCGGGGCATTGTGACCTTTTCTTACGGTAGCCATTACTTCTCCTTTATTAGTGCACAAGTGTGGCAGTCCACGGTGTTAAACTTCCAACTACCACACTTATCGCATCGGATTATATCCGAGTCAGGTATAGTAAGCGCTTCGGCTATGTTTTTCACGCCGACACACCCACAGGCCATGCACTGATACGCTTTGAATCCCTCTGGCGTGTTTAATTTATCTAACCAGAGGAACTCAGTATTGCGTTTACAACCGTTACACTTGAATTCTGTGTGCACTATGCTAATATCCCTATTGCCTGGTATGGCACTGAGTACACACTAAGTGATTACCACTATGTATCAACCTGTCGTCATTACAAGCTATACATAAGTCATTAGAAGGTTCAAACTTTACCTGGTCGTTCTCTATGCGCTCCAGGTAAGGTCCGCCTCGTAGTATTTCAACGTAACCCATCATTCACCTCCTTTGCCCGGCTCTGAATCATCTGGCCAATACCACGTTCCAGCGGCGGTAAGTTTTGCCCACTTGGCATCACACTGATCTGGTTTGGTTGCTGTGCATACATACCCGGCGTATGGCTTGTTTGTGGCCTTTGCAATGCCTTCCTTCTTTACCATATTGCCATGGCGACAAGTAAAACTAACATCGACCACTTCACCAATTTGAGCAACAGTTTCGCCAACTGACCACTCAACCGGAGTAATAGGATCATCATTGCCTTTAGATTTCTGGTCCACAATATGTAGCGCCATTTCCATTGCAGCCGATTTAGATCCGGGTGAACCGTATTTAGGTTTAAAGTCAGATACACGGTTTACTTTGTCCATTTCTGATCTTGAAGGGCGCTTTCCTTTAGCTGCAAAACCTGCGTTTGCAAGCGCTCTGCCGATCGCTGAAGTCTCGCAATTCTCCAACGCAGAAGTAGCATTAACACCGCGATCCGTAATTGTTTCAGACGCAACGCCTGAAGCACACGGCTTTGAGTCGGCTTCTGTTTTGAATAATTTACAAACAACAATGAATCGAGTGTCACTATGCTCCAGGATTTCGGTTTCGATCCTTCCATCTTTGAATCGCTCATGCCATTTCTCCAATCTTGATTCGACTGTTTCGTAGTCCTCTAGGTTAAAAGCCATTATTCACCAACTCTCCATTCAAACTCTCCATCTTTCTCGGCTTCGATACATAGTTGGTAGATCGCCATATATGCACAGATGTCCACGACACTGTCCTCGTGTCCAGGACTTTCAGCCAGCCTTGATATTTTCTGGAGAACGTTAATAATCGGTACGTCGTGAGGCATTATCGGATAGTCAATGTATGCACTGACCGACTTTGCGATTCGTTCCATGTTGTAGATTGCGTGGCCATAGACGACCCCACGTTCGTGCACAAGTGCCGTGGCATTATTAAACAGCTTCTCAGTTGTTGTTGGCATCAGTTTTATTTTCTATCATACGGCGGTGCATATCCCAACCATCTTTGCGGCCACGCCAGTAATGCGTTTGTTTTGCGTTTTGTAATACACCGTAGGCCCAGATTATTGCAACCATAGATGCGACCCACCATAAACCGGCTTCTTTTAGTGTCATGCGCTTACCAGTTCTTTTCGTAGATGGCAAGGACTGGCGTAATCAGTCAATAACACCCAACTATCATCATCCCATGAATCAAGATGCTCGCTAAACTCAACATTCGCAGCTAACAAAAATGCTTTAGCCATTACCAAACTTATTGCTGAATCAAACCAGTACGCGTAGGTCCAGTTAAAGCCTGGGTTTGGATCAAATCTTTCAGTTTGCTTCTCCCAATCTTTACCGTATCCACGCCATTCCATAGAGTTGATCCATAACCGCTCAAAATCAGCTGCGGTCATATCGATTTCTATTTTCATTTCTAGCCCTTTCTTTGTGACAGTATTTCTGGCACAACAGAAGTATGGCATTTGTGTACGACTTTGTGGATAGTTTTAGAGAGTATTTGTATAACGATTAGGTAACGATTTACCTGTAGTGTTTGCCCAATGCTGTGAATGAGCCATCCTTAGGATCGATAGGCACCAACGTAGGTGTTAGTGTCTTTCCTTCGGCTTCTAGTATAGCAAACCCATTCTGCCAATTAGCGCTGTTATAGCGAATATAGCCGGCTTTCTTTCTATCCATGAGGTTTCCTACCTCTACCCCATACAAGGCCCTGTAATGCCCGTTTACGCCCTCTGAGTAGGCACTCATCCCCAGCCTGTGGCTATGTCCTGCCAAAACTGATTTACCAAACTTCTTGGCTAGGTTAAGGGCCGTAATACCGGCGTGCTGGCTCATACTGCCTTCATCTCCGTGGCAGAGTACCCAGTCGGGGTGGAACTCGTAGGCTTTGCGGTGGTAGGTCATGCCCATATCGGCGAACCCCATAAAGGCAGGGTATTGTAGCTCGGGCAGGTTAATTAACCCCGGTACTTTTAGAAGAGTGCTGTATAGGCGATCAGTATGATTGCTGCGGATAATATGCATTTCTGGGCTGTACTCACCGATATCCCAAAGTATTTGCTTACATAGCTCACGATCCGCGTGTAGATCCTCGCTATAAGCCAGAGGTGTGCTTTCGCTCCATTTACTAATCGATTGAAAGTCAATCTCATCACCAACCACCAATACAGAATCAAACTTTTCTCGCCTCGCTAACTTGATTATATTCTTTACCGCAGAGTCCAATTGATATGGAACCTGAAGGTCTGAGATTGCTAGCCAACGCTTAATCGTCATCCGTTTCTGTGGGATCTAATGTTGGAATGATTGCATCGGGTTTATCATTAGCAATCCAATCAGGTAGAGAATTAGGCTCTTGCATAAAGAACCACGCAATCTCGTTACTGAATCCAGCCTTCTTTGCAGCCTTGTAAATCTCATGTTTCGTAATCATGAAGACATCAAGTTTAGATAATGGATCGGGTGATTTGCGCACCACTCGTCTATTGACCTTCTTGCGCTTGCGTGTCGTAGCCATAGGAAAATTATTGCTTACCAATTAGAATAAACAGATCATCAACACGCTGTTCTAGTCGAGTTAATTGATCCTTCATACTGGAGCCTCCATTGGGCCTTAATTCGTTTAGCCAACCCTTAACCAGGAAACGCAAGCCGATCAGCACGCCTGATAGCACGGCGATAACGCCAGCTCCAAAGGATGCCCAGTCTGCCGGACTCATTTTTTAGGAGTTGCATAGCCAAATACTCCAGCTAATACCGCCCATAACACGGCGCGATAATCTGGTGCAAAGTTGGATGCTGCCCAAGCTGATAGAAATGCACCAGCGGTCAATACATAAGGATTTTTCATATTCATATTTTTCCTCCTATAAGTGGAATTTGGAAATAAGTTTCGTCTGCATCGCCCAGTTTTGTAAAACTAACGTGTATGTGGTGATCGTGTCTATTTATGCCCTTGTAATCGCGCCAGGTCCACCCGGCTTTTGGACTTGCTATTTTGCCCTTGTGTATTACGTAAGAAATGCGTTTATCGGTTTCTGCATGATCTCTGATTTGGTCAGCAAGATACAGCGAGAGTCCTTTTTGTGTACCCAGGTCAGCATCAATATCAATGGCTCGTACACACCCGGTGCTGTCTGGATTGTGATCCGACGGTCTAGCGGCATGGCGAGAATCACCCAACCATCCATCACTGGCAGTACGGCGATCCGGGAACCAATCATTTACTTGCTCTCTTAGTTGTACTCCTGCTTTGCATAACCACGGTTTCAATTTACTGCCCTTGGCTCATGCTCTTTATTTGTGCAATCCCATTTAGCAGCTTTAGCATTTAATACCGCTTCTGGGTGGCATATAGGATTAATAAAAATATCTTCTAAAGGTAAATAGGTATAACCTATACCAGCGTAATTACCGCGTATTTTTTTGTTGTATGAAGTACGCTTACAAGTTTGACCTCTAAAATTTCCATACCAAGTTTCAGTGTCCAAACCTTCAATAGTTTCTGTTTCATCAATACCTGTAATAACTTCGGTAACAATGTTATTTTCATCTAAGAATGCATAGTGTGCCATTATGCCCAACTCACATTTCCCGTGCCAGCAGTTATCGTTGTAATTTTATATGATCCACTTGTTGTAGTAGAGCTAGTTAATCCAGCACCAACAGTAATTGTGCCGTCTGCAGTTAAATATCTAAGAATAACAATTCCTGAGCCACCTGCGCCGCCAGCTTGGGCATCAGCATTAGTTCCGCCACCGCCGCCGCCCCTGTTTACAGTTCCAGCATTACCCGGAGTTCCATTATTAGTACCAGCGCCACCGCCGCCTGAGCCACCTGCGCCAAGATACGCACCGCCACCACCGCCAGCATAAGTTACAGATGAACCAGTAATGCTTGTTGCTACGCCAGCACCGCCATCACCGCCAACACTTGTACTAGGAGTGCCACCCATTGCACCAGCACCACCGCCGCCGCCACCTAAATAATTATTTGGTTCTCTACCTGCGCCGCCGTCATAACCTTGATTGGCAGTACCAGTACCACCATTACTAGGTGAAATTACACCACCGCCGCCGCCTGAGCCGTGACCGCCGCCGCCGCCTGAGCCACCCGGACCACCCGGGCCAACATTGTTTACAGTATATCTACCGCCATAACCACCACCTGAACTGGTAATTGTAGAAAAGACGGAGTCAACCCCAACTGTGGCATTAGTGCCTGACCCATTTCTACCAGTACCACCGGCACCTACTGTAACTGTGTAATTTTGATTTAATGATACAGTTTTTGGTAATTCTAAAGTGCCGCCGCCGCCCGTTGCAGTAACGGTGCAACGCAAACCACCAGCACCACCGCCGCCAAATGAAGCACCACCACCACCAGCAACTACTAAATAATCTATATTTATACCTGCTGGTGCAGGTGCGCTTAAACTACCAGCTATTATATTTCCAATCATTATGCAATTCCACCAACAATTACCCAAGTATCTGTACCTGTTTTAAGACAAACCGCTGATTTATATGTTGC